CGTACACCTTGGCGGTATGTCCATGTCGGAAGCAGATAAAGTTAGAAAGATCATTGGAAAGAAAAAAGATGCTAAAGAGTTTGATCAATTCAAAGACCAGTTTGTTGCTGGGGCTTCTGCTTATATTGCTCCTAACGCTGCTCGTGACCTATGGCACGATTTTGAAGCACACGCAGGATATTCCTTCAATAAATCCCACGCTGTTGCATACTCAACACTCTCTTACTGGACAGCATGGTTAAAATATTATTATCCTTTAGAGTTTATGTTTGCTTTGTTAAAAAATGAAAAAGATAAAGATAATAGAACTGACTATCTTATTGAAGCAAAAAGAATTGGAATTCCAGTAAAACTTCCACATATTAATGATTCTGATTTTGATTTTAAGATTGAAGGAAAAGGTATTAGATTTGGTCTTACAGGAATTAAATACATTTCAACTAACATTGCTGAAAAGTATATTGCAGCAAGACCATTTACATCTTATAAACAACTAGAAGAGTTTACCTTTACAAAGGGTAATGGAGTTAATAGTCGTGCACTTCAAGCACTTCGTGCAATTGGTGCAGCAACATTCCCAGATAATCCAAGAAATGATTCTGAGATTAAAGCAAATATTTATGAATATTTAAACCTTCCAGAATTTAACATCACAATTCCGTCACATTATTATGCGTTTATTCAAGATGTAGACTCATTTGAAGAAAAGGGATCTTTTATTTTGATGGGAATGGTAAAGGCTATTAAGCGTGGGAAAGGTTGGAGTCGTGTAGAGATATTAGATAAAACTGGTAGTGTTGGTATTTTTGATGAAGAACAAACAACTATTGAAACAGGACGCACATATTTAATTCTTGCAAATGATAATAGGATTTTGTCAGCAGTTCCTGCAGATGAGATTAAAGGTTCTTCTAATGCTTTAGTAAAGTTTCTAAGTTATAAGCAATTGCCATATACAGATGAAGAAATGTTTGTGGTATCCTTTAAACCTAGAATTACAAAGGCTGGCAAAAAGATGGGATCATTAACTCTTGCAGATACTAGTAGAGATTTACATTCTGTTACAGTATTTCCACAAGCATTTGCAAAAGCATATATGCACTTAGAAGAAGGTAAGGCCTATAAATTTAGTTTTGGTAAAACAAAAGATGGGACAGTAACATTGGAGGATATAAATGTATGACAATATTTTTGACAATTTAGCAATGGAGTTGCATAAGCAAGCAGTGGTTAAAGGATTTTGGCCAGAAATTGAAGATGTTGATGATATCTTTATTGCTAAGCAATTAATGATGATTGTTTCAGAAGTTACAGAGGTAATGGAAGCAATTAGAAAAGATAAAGGCGAAGAAGAGATTACAAAAGAGTTTGCAGATATTTTAATTAGAACACTTGATCTCTATGCTGGTGTTGTTGAGTCTGGATATACAAGACTTTCATTAGACCAAGCATTAAGAGAAAAGGTTGAATTTAATAAAACTAGACCAGAAAAGCATGGGGTAAGATTTTAATGACTGTTACAGTAGATGATGTTTTAGCACAACTTGATCCAAAACTAAGAAAGCGTTTGGGTAGTGGTGTAGGGGTTAATTTTGAATACCAACCAACTCCTAGTTTTGGATTAAATCGTGCACTTGGCGGTGGTTTGCCATACGGACGACAGGTCCTTATCTGGGGTAGCAAGTCATCTGCTAAGTCCTCTATGTGCCTGCAAATGATTGCTATGGCTCAAGCAGAAGGCAAGGTATGTGCTTGGATTGACTCAGAAATGTCTTACTCAGAGGACTGGGCAAGAACTTTGGGGGTAGATCCAGAAAAACTAATTTATTCACAAGCAAGAACCATCAGTGACATGGTAGATGTAGGCGTTGGACTTATGAATGCTGGAGTTGATTTAATTGTGGTAGACTCTATTACATCAATGCTTCCTGCTATTTATTTTGAAAAGGACACTGATGAGATGAAGGCTTTGGAAAATACAAAGCAGATTGGAGCAGAATCCCGTGACTTTAGCAACGCATGGAAGATGCTTAATTACGCTAATAATAAAGTTAAGCCTACTTTGCTTGTGCTTATTTCTCAGTCTCGTAATAATATTAATGCTATGTATACTAGCCAGCAGCCTTCTGGTGGTCAGGCTACTAAGTTCTATTCTTCTTGCGTTATTAAATTATTCTCATCTGAATCAGATAATCAGGCCATTAAGGGCAAGATTCAAGTAGGAGATAAGTTGATAGAAGAAAAAGTTGGAAGAACTATTAAGTGGGAGTTACAATTTTCTAAGACATCTCCAGGTTTTCAATCAGGAGAATATGATTTTTACTTTAGGGGAGATCATATAGGATTAGATCAAATTGGTGATTTGGTTGATACTGCAGAATCAGTTGGCCTTGTTGAAAGAACTGGTGCTTGGTATCTTCTTCCAGACGGTACTAAGGTTCAGGGAAGAGATGGATTTATCAACAGAGTAAGAGAGGATCTTGGTTTGCAAGAAGAACTAAAGAACAAATTAAATGGCTAACTACACAGTTTATCGTGGACAATTTTTATGCCATACATGCAAAGTAGAAGTAGGAACCTTAAGACTTTATCCAGAGACACAAGAAGTTACTTGGATGTGTCCAGAAAAGCATCTTAGCAAAGTAAGTTTTGCCAGAAGAAAGAAGAAGGACTTTGAGCGAGAAGAGTGAAAGCAAAAGAATAGGTGCAAAACAGCATAAAAATTCTGGAAGAAATACACAAAAAGGAGATGCCTCTTGGCATAATTTTGTAATAGATTTCAAAGAAGTAGGAAAATCTTTTACAATTAATAAAGATGTTTGGGCTAAGGCAACAACAGATGCAATTAAAAATGGTAAAGATCCAGCAATTGTTATAGTGCTTGGAGAAGGAAACACAAAGGTTAGACTAGCACTTATTGAGATGTCAATATTAGAGCAATTTGTAGATGGTGTATAATATAAATATGGATGATGTACAAATAACTAAAAATCTTTTTTCTTCTGTAGAAATTGATTATATTAAAAATATTATTAATAAAGAATTATCTAGTCGTGTTTTAAAAGAATCCCCAGACGGAGAAAATGATTCAAATCCAGCATCTAATTTTATAAAAGATAAAAAAGAATATCTAGGAAGAATAGATGTGCATGATTTAAAATTGCCTGAAACCATAACAAATAAAGTTACTAAAATTTTTTATGATCTTTATGATGCTCAGGATAAAAGTTTTAATCCTATAACCAATATTACATATGTTGAGTATAGTGCTAAAAACGGTATACCAAGATTACCTGTTCATATTGATAATGGAAAAAGTGGTATTATTATTGATTATCAATTAGAGTCCAATATAGAGTGGCCAATAGGAATAGAAGAAGGCCTTTATCAATTAAAAGATAATGAGGCATTAATTTTTTATCCGCTATCTCAGTACCATTGGAGACCAAATATAAAATGGAATAATGATAGTTTTGTTAAAATGATTTTTTTTGATTTTTATACACCCAATTTGGAACAAGTTATTGATAAAGAAAAACAATATAAATTACAAGATTTTGTTAATAGGTTAGGAGAATCAAATGACAATTAAGTCTGTAAACACAATAGTTAAAGAAGTTTTCTCTAAAGATGAAATTGATCAAATATATTTAGCAGTAAAAAAATCTCACGGAAATAACTTTGTTCGTGTTCATTGTATGCACGAATCATATATCGAACTGCCGAATAGCATTATTCACAAGGTTGAGAATATTGCTAGGGATCTAAGTGAAAATAAAAACTTAATTTTAACTGAATACGTTCATGCAAGATATAACAATACCACTAGCGATTGTGGTAATTTTCATTTTAAGCCAGCACTATTTCCTCATTATGATGAAACATTTAAGGAAGAGCGTTTTACCTTAGATTATCAACTAAAAGCAAATACTGAATGGAAAATCGTTGTTGAAGATAAAGCCATGGTGCTTTCAGATAATGATGCTTGTACATTTAGCGGTACTAATCAAATTCATTGGAGAACCCCAAAAGATTTTGAAGATGATCAATATGTTGAAATGTTATTCTTTCATTTTACAGATCCAACAATGGGCAAGAAGAGTGATGATTTTAATACAGTTATGGATGTTAAAGCAAAAAGATATCAAAAGATATTTTTTGAAAATGGGGGATTTAAAAATGAATAACATGCAAGTTGGTAAAATGCATAATTGGCTTACAACTATGGAAAAATATAATAAAGAGTTACCATTCTATATTGATAATCTTTATTCAGATGAAGAGATGAAACAACTTAGGAATATTTGGGAACAGGGAAAATCATTAAAGCCAATTCTATATGGACCAAATGAAAAACATGATGATGGCCATAATGAACCTGGATCCAGATTTAGACCAAAGCATGCGGTAGACATGTCCAGAATGCTTCTTGAATTTGAAATGCCAAAAAGTATTGAAGAAAAATTAGATTTAATTGCAAAGCCTTTATATCAAGAGCCAATTGCTTTATGCCATTACAACTATATTGAATACAACTTAAAGTATGGAGATGGAAATACAAATCCATTGCTTCCCCCACATATTGATGGTGATGAAAATTTGGTTACGCTAAATACAAATGTTGGAGGAAATATAGATTGGGATTTATATGTTGATGGAATTAGATATGAATTACCAGTTGGAAAAACAATTGTTTTTTCTGCAGTAAATAGTGTTCACTGGAGACCAAAAAGAAACTTTAAACCAGGGGAGTATCTTGAAATCTTAAGCGTTGATTATTGTCCAACAGATAGTTATAGATTTTTAGGTCAGATGAATCCTATAGATGCTGCACATTTTCCTGAAAAAAGAAAACAACATGCAATAGAAGTTAATAGTCATCCACGATCAATTGCTGCATGGAAACAATATAATGAAGACCAACCAGAAAATTAATAACTTTTATACGCCAGAAGAATTATTACAACTTGAAACTTATGTAGAATCTGTTGTACATAAAAGCAATCTTTTTTCAATTGAAAAAAATCTTGGAAGATATTATGGAGTTATTCAAGATAAATTAATGTCTAACTATGCTATTGGCAACTTTCCTAATAATCTTTTATATAAAGTTCAAAAATTTGCAGAAGATATTTTTAAAGTTGACAATTTGCAAATTTTTGATATAATTATTATTAGATATACAAATGAATACGGATTGGTTCCAAAATTGCATATGCATAAGGATGGAGGATCATTAACAAAATATACAGTTGACTATCAGTATAAGTCTAATACTGATTGGGCAATTACTGTAGAGGATCAAGATTTTTATTTAAAAGATAATCAAGCATTAACATTTTTAGGAAGCAAACAATTACATGGAAGACCAGAAAAAATTTTTAACAATGGAGAATATGTAGAAAATATATTTTTTCAATTTATAGAAAAGAGAAACTAATGACAAATGAAACAACACTAGATATGGTAAATGGTCTGTCTGAAATTGCAGACTATATGGATGATGAAGAACTAACACAAGCACTAACTTTTATTGCAAAGATTATTCTTAAACCAGATATTCCAATCAACATTGTTACTGTTGAAATTGTAAGACTTCAAGCGATTGCAGCCAAAATGTCTCTTAGGGCAACCTGGATGGCAAATGTAGATAAGTCAGATAGAGGCAAAAAGAACCTTTACTACACTGCTGCTGAAGCAATTAACAATCTTGTATCAGCACTTAAATACATAACACGCTAAGATCTGCTATACTTAGACTGAATAGAAACGAGTTATAAATGACAAAAAATTTATTAAGTACGGTTATGATTAAGGCAGAAGAGAAGCCCATCCACCCTATGGATGTTGCGGGGCTTACAAAAGCAATTGAACATGGATACATTATTAATCGTGTAGATAAGCATACACAAAAGAAAACATTTGCTCCTTCAACAATTGCTTATGGTCATGGAGAATGTCCAAGATATTGGTATCTAGCATTTGATGGTCAGACATTTGAGGACAATGCGGATGCCTACGGTGCAGCAAATATGACTGCAGGAACACTATCTCATGGGAGAATTCAAACTGCAATGAGAGATGCAGGGATTCTTATTGAAGACGAATTTAAAATAACCTATACAGATCCACCAATTTTTGGATATGGCGATGTCATGCTTAATTGGCAAGGAGAAGAACTTCTAGGTGAAATTAAGACAATGATGAATGAGGGTTTTGAATATAGAAAAGCAAGTGGTAAACCAAAAACTGGTCACCTTATTCAATTGCTTATCTATATGAAAATTCTAAAAAAGAAAAAAGCAGTACTAATCTATGAAAACAAGAACAACCATGAATTATTGTTGTTGCCAGTAGAAGTGAACGATCATTACCGCCAGTGGGTAGACAATGCCTTTGAGTGGATGAGGTCAGTTAGAAAGGCTTGGGTCGACAGAACCCTCCCTACAAAAAACTATAGATCAAACTCAAAAATATGCAAATCGTGTCCTATTAAAAAGGCATGCGAGTCTGCTGGTCCTGGGGAGATGAAATTAAAATCCTTGGAGCCGTTAGGTGAAGCATTGTAGTTGGTGTGATAAGCAGTTCAGCACAAGTATCTCTTATCAGATATATTGTTCAGTAGAGTGCAGAGATGCATCTACTAAAGAGAAGATTGCCGAAAGGTATGTATATTCTCGTAGACAAAAACGCAAAGGCAAAGATCGTAGATGTAAGAATTGCAATAATGCTCTTTCAATCTATAATGACGATGCATTGTGTGCTGACTGCAACATCAATCCAGTTGATGTATCAAAAGTATTAAAACAAATTAAAGGTATAGCAAATGGTAAAAAATAAGTGGGGCGTAGAGATTATGCCAGAACGTATTTGTGCTATAGATGCAAGCACCAACAATCTTGCTTTTGCTACATTTCATGGTGGTCATTTAAAAGAAGTAGGTAAGATTAAGTTTGAAGGCAAGGATATTTATGAAAAAGTAATTGATGCTGGCAGAAAGTCTAAAGGTCTGTTTGATCATATAGTCAATGTTGATGCTATTGTAATTGAGCATACAGTATTTATGAATAGTCCTAAGACTGCTGCTGATCTTGCTTTAGTTCAAGGTGCTTTATTAGGTGCAGCAGGTCAGGCTGGTATTAGAGTTATAGGCAAAGTTGCACCAATTACTTGGCAGAACTTTATTGGCAATAAAAAGATTTCTAAAGATGAAAAATTATATATTAAATCTCAAAATCCTGGTAAGTCTGATTCTTGGCTTAAAACTTATGAGCGAGAACTACGCAAACAAAGAACTATAAATTTTATTAATATTCAGTATGATAAAACTATTACTGATAATGATGTTGCAGATGCTTGTGGCATTGGGCATTGGGCTATAAAAAACTGGGGTAAGGCAATGGGGGTTGACAAATAACACTATGGCTGCTAAACTATATACATCGGAAACTTTTATGCGTAAGCGTTACCTTATGGATAAAAAAACTCCAGAAGATATTGCAAAGGAGTGTGGTTGCACGGTGGAAACCATATATGTATATCTTGCTAAATTTGGATTAAGGAAGTCAAAGAGATGAAAAATGTTAAAAAAGTTATTGTAGCAATTACAATATTAACTGCACTTGCAACAGCAGCCTTTATGTACATTATGAAGAGCATGCCAAATATTTTTGATTGGGATTTAGACGATGAGTGAAAATTTAAATATTACGGTTGATCAAGTAAATCATCCGTCACATTACACTACCGATCCTTCTGGCGTAGAGTGTATTCAGATTACACGACATCGTAATTTTAATATTGGAAATGCATTTAAGTATCTTTGGAGAGCAGGGCTAAAGGACGAATCAAAAACAATCCAAGATTTAGAAAAAGCAATTTTTTATATTAAAGATGAAATTAATAGACTAGAGGGAAAGTATGTCAACTGAAGAAGATCTAGTCAAACATTTAGATCAAGTTAATCATGTTGTTGGAGAATACCTTAAAGGCAGTGATCCAACAGTAATTTCTAAAGAATTATCTATTCCACGAACTCGTGTTGTTCAATTAATCAATGAGTGGAAAGTTATGGCATCAGCAAATGATGCAATCCGTGCTCGTGCTAAAGAGGCACTTGCAGCAGCAGATACTCATTATAGTAAACTAATTTCAAAATCTTACGAAGTTATTGATGAAGCATCAATGACAAATAACCTTAGTGCAA